TCTGCTGGTTTATCAGGCATTTGCGCCAGAAACGATTGTAGCGCGTCATTAAATTGCAGATAATCGAAAAGCCTTGCGCTAAATGGCTCACGACTGAAAAATTGGCATAAAATTAGAGATTGCAGACATAAAACGCAAATTATCACCCAAAGCATATAGAAACGCGTTTTTGAGGCTGTTTTTTCAACCAAAAAGTAAAAGTTGTTATTTTAAATTATGATAAAAGAAAGGAAAAGCTGAGATGGCTGATGTAGTAAAAGGTTCCAGTGGAACCAAAGAGCAGGATAAGGAAAAAAAAGAGGACGTGACAACTGAGATAGTTGACGCAGCGGACAAAGAGTCTGCTGCCACGACCGACGAGAGCACAGAGCTTGAACCGTTTGACCGCGACCGCGCGATGGAGACCATCCGCAAACAGCGGGAGGAAGTCAAGGCTGCTAAAAAAGTTGCGCAGGAGCTTGAGCGCTATAAAAAAGCTGAGGAGGAAAAGAAACTTGCGGACATGTCAGAGACAGACCGCCTGAAAACCGAACTCTCGCGGGCGCAGAAAGAACTTAACCAGGCAGTGATGCGCAATTTGCAAATCGAGGCAGCCGGAGAAGTCGGGCTTCCGGTTGCGCTGGCAGCGCGCCTAAAAGGGGAAACGCTCGACGAACTAAAAGAGGACGCAAAGGCGATTTTAGACTTGCTGCCAAAACAAAAGGCAGCGCCGAACGCCGGAGCGACGAACCCGGGCGATCGTGCCGGCAAAGAGGAAACGCTCGCTGCCAAAAAAGCACGACTACTCGGACAAGCGCCTGACATTTGGGCAGGCGGTGGGATTAACTGGGGCGAACAGCCCCCAAAGGAGAAATAAAAAATGGCTAACGAATCAACTTATGCCGGTATCGCCGGCTTGGTAGCAAACATCTATGACCTGGCGGTATTAACCGCTCAGGAGGGTAATGTAGTTGCCCCGTTTGTCACCGTTTTTAATCAAACTGGCAGCGCTCCGCGCGTGTTCGGCGCCTATTCTGGCGGAACTTTCGCTGCTGTGGCGGAAGACGCTGATATGTCAGCTCAGGCGTTTAACGCGTCGGCTTCGGGCACCATCACACCGGCAACCTACGGGTCGCAGGTGCTGCTAACCCAACGGCGTATTAAATCCGATCCGGCTAACGCACAGGCGGAAGCTGGTCGCTATCTCGGGGAAACCGCAGCTGCTCATATCGATACCAACCTGGCCGGACTGTTTGCCAGCTTTACGGGCGGAACCGTCGGGTCTGCTGGGGGCACTCTGTCCTGGGATAATATCCTGAGAGCACAGGCTTACCTGCGCTCGAACAAGGTTTTCGGGCGGTACACCGTCATCCTGCATCCTGTGCAGTGGTACCACCTAACCAGCGGTACCGCCGGCGTGCCAACTTTTATCGATAATCCTGCGCTTAAAGAGTCCATCATCAACGGCTTTTACCAGGCCAGTTTTAGCAATATGGACTTTTTCGCGGATGCAAACATCGCCAGCGGTACAGCTGCCGTAGCTGGCATGTTTGCCAAGCCGGCGATTGCTCTCGATATGCGCCAGGCATTTACGATTAACCCTCAGTGGAATGCGTCCTACTCCGGCAGTGGCGCCTGGGAGTTGAACGCCAGCATGGAGTACGGATACGGGGTATACCGTCCAATCTACGGCGTTAAGATGATCGGCACCTCAGCTTAATCGGGGCAGTTATGGGCCGGAATAGGATGTTAACTCCGACACGCGGGACGCTCCGCCCGCTTTCCGGCCCTTCTGTGGAGCGTTGACTTGGAGGGTCAATGAGAATTAATTGGTTTAGCAACTCGCCGGCAGCAAGTACTGGCTACGGCAATCAAACAAAACTGTTTGTCCCGCGCCTTGCAAAACTGCTTGATGGCGGAATTAGTATAACATCTTTTTTTGGAAATCAAGCCGGGGTACTAAATATCAACGGCGTAAAAGTTTATCCAACTTTTAAGCACCCATACGGGCAGGATGTTATGGGAGCTCACGCCGTTTATGACGGTGCCGATGCGATCATATCGCTGCTCGACGTATGGGTGGTACAGCCCGAAGGATTACCTGTGCCCTGGTTTCCGTGGTTTCCGATAGATCACGAACCAATACCGTATAATGTTCTTTCAGTGGCAAAAAAAGCCACTAAAGGGATCGTTATGTCGAAATTTGGTAAAAAAATGGCAGAACAGGCTGGACTTGACGTTATGTACGTTCCGCATGCCGTTGATACCAAAATTTTTAAACAAATTGACCGAACAAAAGCAAGAGAGTACTGTGGATTTCCGCAAGACAAATTTATCGTCGGCATGGTCGCTGCAAACAAGGGAAACCCCTCGAGAAAGGCTTTTTGTGAGCAAATCGCCGGATTTGCTGCTTTTCACTCGGTTCACCCCGACTCACTGCTCTATCTGCACACCGATGACGGCACACACGGAGGGGATTGTATCAACCTTGTAAGGTTTGTACAACGTGTTGGGCTTGAGGTCGGCAGAGATGTCGTATTCGCGGATCAGTACATGTATCAGCTCGGTTTTCCGGACGACTATATGGTTAGTGCGTATAACTCTATGGATGTGCTGCTAAACGTGAGTCTCGGTGAGGGTTTCGGCATCCCGATTATAGAGGCACAGTCCTGCGGGTGCCCTGTTATCGTTGGGGATTGGACGTCCATGAGTGAGCTGTGCCTGGTTGGCTGGAAAGTGCCCAAAAATCAAGCGCTGCCCGTGTATCATGACTTTTTTGATGCTTTTCAGTATCAAGTTAAGGCTGAATCGGTTTGTGAACTACTCGAAGAGGCTTACAAAGAGCGCGGTAACGAGGAAATGCGCGGCGAGGCGCACCGCCGAATGTTAAAATACGACGTTGACACAGTTACCGAACGTTACTGGAAGCCGGCACTAAAAGAAATTGAACAGTTAATCAAAAAAGATAAACCGATCAGTTTTGAGGACGCGGTGAAGGCATGAGCACGCTTCAACTCGGTTGTGGAATCCGCCCGATAGAAGGGGCCATTAATCATGACAAAGAACGGCACTCTGACTATGTAGATGTCGTCTGGGACTTAAATTTGATGCCGTGGCCGTGGAAAAATGAAGAATTTGAAAAAATAATCGCTCTCGACGTTTTAGAGCACGTTAATCGTGAGGTTTATGAGTGGCTTGATGAGTGCTGGAGAATCTTGACTCCCGACGGGCTGTTAGTGATGCGTCTGCCAGCCTGGGATCACGAATGCAGCCATCGCGACCCGACTCATCACACTTTTTTTCATCCGGAAACGTTTAGCTACTGGGACAAATCAACAGAGTGGCACAAAAACTACGGCTGGTATTACTATCAAAAATCAAATAAATGGTGGAAAACTGAAACCGTTGAAAGACGCGATGCGGGCGCGAACTGGTTTTACGTCCTGCGAAAAGAGGTAAATTAAATGGCGATCAGAACAGGAATGCAAACTCTGGTTGATACCGTCAGAGGTTATGCCAGCGCCGGTATATCAGAGTGGTCAATTGTCGGAGATGCGGGAACGATCTCGTATTGGAGCGATGTTGAGATTCAGCGGGTGCTTGACCGTCACAAAACAGAATACATCCATGCCGATCTGGATATCGTGGAGTCGTACACGGGCGGGGCGATTGTTTATAAGCAATATAGAACAAACGTTCTGAATATCGAGTCTGGCACCGACGTATTTAAGGTTGAGGATACCGCCGGCACGGTTTCGGGATATACTGCCGACTATGCCCGTGGTATCATAACGTTTTCCGACGATCAGGCAGGCAAATCGCTCTGGTGGAGCGGGTACGCTTATGATATTAACGCATCGGCAGCCGACATTTGGCGTATGAAAGCTGCCCATGCAGCGGAGCTGGTTGACTGGTCAACCGACGGGCACAGTATAAAACACAGTCAGACTGCTGAAGCGTGCCTGAAAATGGCAAATTTTTATCAAAACAGGTCTCCGGATGAGAGCGTTTTTGTGACAAAACTGACGAGGGATGACGTATGAACTGGCTGAGTGCAAAAGACCTGGCACTGATGCGGGCTGACGCTGCCCGCTTGCTTCCAGACCTCTGTTCTATTTTGTCCGTCAGTCGTACGACTGACGGAGAGGGCGGTTGGGTCGATACGTGGACTGCCACATCTGTTAACGTTCCATGCAGACTCGACTATGTTTCCGGTACAGAAATCCTTGCTGGCGGTGCTGTGCAGCGGTACAAACGCGCCAAACTGAGTTTAGCGCACGACGCAGTTTTGGAAACGTCAAACCGCATACTGGTTGACGGCAGAACCTATGCTGTTACGAGTGTTAACAACGGGCAGAGCGGGCGTATCGTTGTCAGGGCAGAGCTGGAGTATGTAGCATGAGCGTATCCGTCCAACTCGATACTACAAAACTCGACGAACTAATTAAAACTGTACCAGGAAACAAGAGTAAAGTGGTCAGATCGTGCGCATACCACATCCTGGGCAATGCCCGTAAAAAAGCTCCGCACATAACGGGGTATCTGCGCGACAACAGCGCCGTGGTGGAAAACGGCGACTCGGCAAGTATAGAATTTTACGCTGAATACGCAGGATATGTTGAACTTGGCACGTATAAAATGTACGCAAGACCGTTTTTAAAGACGTCTGTTGAAACGGAAAGACAAAATTTTATCGAACGGCTCAAAAAAGAGGTGATTAAATGACCTTGTCAGCTTTTAACGCGCTGAACGCTGCGATAGATGCGCGCCTCAACGCTCCTGGCGCGCTTGTATCAGCGCTCGGCGGAACATACAGCTATCACGGCATGGCGCCGGAAGCCAAGTCCCTGCCGTATGTAATCTGGTCTTACTCGGGTGG